CACCTTTACGCCCGACTTCCTTATCTGCTATTGGGTATAATGGTTATGTAACATTATCTTGGAAATTACCGAACTTTGTCAATGACCCCAATTACTATATTAGTGATATGGCTTCTCCGTTTTATACATATAACTATTACTCGCTTGAAATCCGCGATATCAGCGGTGCTACTCCGGATACTTGGACTACCGTATCTGCCCAAATCACCATACCTGAGAATTCGAGTGAAGGATATACTGTGACAAGAGATGTATCATTCGGGATTGTGAACGAGCATAAATATCAATTTCGTGTTCAACTATTCATTATAAATCGCTATAACAATCAGACCGCGTCGTCGGATTATACCTATATCACCAAGATAAATAACAATGATATCGTTGAAAATGCGAGTAATTCAATATATCCGTCGCAGTATCCTTATAAACCATCAGAGGTTACATCGGTATACGCATTACGCGCATCATCGTCGCCGCGTAACTTGTATGTTGAATTTAATAAGCCAGTGTATACCGGTAACGCGACAAATTATGAATGTTCGATTGAATATTCAAATGATAATTCTGTTACGTGGACCGATATATTCGATGCTTCAATGGGTATCGCGAACCTCAACGATAACCAGTCGATTCTGACAAATAATAAGCTTATTGTAAACGCGTCAACTGATGTGTTGTTATCTTCATTCATTATAACGTGTAAGAGCATTGTTTTGTCTTACGCGATACGTGTTCGATTGCTCGGGAAAATCGCTGGTGTGGCTGAACCCTATCCATTCCCGACATTATCATATACCGATTATTCGCAGATTACAACTATTCCGATCTAATCTAATCTAAGATAATCCGTTGGATAACACCTGGATTTGCTCGCTAGTTAACGTATCTGGAAACTCTACATTGAATTTGATTTTCAATGAACCGGTTTCTCCGTTCTTTTCCAGGCCGAGACCAGGTATTGTTTTAATACTGCCGGGTTTAATTACATTTCCTGGTTTATTCGCCAATTTAAAGACTTTCCCGTTCAGGTGGTGGATTTCGAAATCGAAGCCGCATAACGCCAATTTTAGTGGGATGTTTTTCTCAATATGAAGATCGAGGTGTTCGACTTTGAAGACCGGATGTTGAAGAATGTTTACGATAATACGAATATCACCTTTCATTCCATATTCGTTCATATGACCGCAATCATTTAATATGATTGTATCGCCTTGAAGAACACCCTTCGGGATTTGTGCGTGAATCGTTTCCTTTTCGATTTTGACGATATCATTGTCTGGGATTTGTCTGTCGATTTCGATGGGAATCATACATCCATTAAAGCACTGTTCAAGAGATAGAGAGACGGTTTTGATGATCGACTCTGGTGGCGATACCTGGGTTTGGAATCGGGGGTTTGGAATCGGGGGTGTTTGCTGTGGCATCGGGCCGCCTCCGCCTCCGCCGCGCATCCCTGGATTAAATGTTTGGAATACGACTTTCGGTCCTTGGCCGTGTCCTTGGCCGCCGAATAACATATGTAATAATTCTTCTGGAATACCGGGTGGGAATTGCGATGTGTGTCCGTTGGGTGAGGACCGCATACCGCCGTGGCCGCCGTGGCCGCCGCCGCCGAAATGAAATACGTGCTCAAATGGATGGCCGCCCCCAGGAGGCATTCCGTGGCCGCCGCCGCCTCGTCGCATCATATCATACATCCGGCGCTTATTCGGGTCAGACAACGTCTCGTAAGCATTATTCAATTCTTGGAATTTCTGTTTGCTTTCATCCGTGTTTCCATTTTTATCTGGATGATGAAGCATCGACATTTTTCGATACGATTTCTTCAATTCATCTTCGGACGCCTTCTCGTCTACACCTAAAGTCTTGTAATAATCTTCATCGGGGTTCGGTGGCGATGTGGTGGGTACGTCCTCGAAAAACATCTCCGGGCCACCGCCGGCCATAAATGGAACACCGCCGAAATTGAAAAACATTTGTCGCGCGTTATATCGTATGTTGGTATATAAATGCTACGATTTAAACAATATGTTTACATAGTGTTTAATATTTAAACAATATTATAGTATTCATACAATAATACGAATACAATGTCCACCACGCCCGCGACCGTGCCCGCGACCGTGCCCGCGACCAGTGCCGGAGTTTCCCCCGTAGTCCCCTTTATCACCAAATACCAGCCTTTACATATTCACGAATTCGAACAATTGGACCCCGACACAATCACGATTATCAATAGTTTGATCCAGATGGATAATCTGAATATTCTCTTTTACGGCGACTCCGGATCGGGGAAAACATCCATTATAAATGCGATTATTCGCGAATACTATAAAAATAAACAACATATCAGTGATAATATACTCATCTTAAATAGTCTAAAAGACCAGGGGATTCAGTATTACCGCAATGATGTAAAGATATTCTGTCAGACGTGTTCGCTTATCCCCAATAAAAAGAAGATCGTCCTACTCGACGATATCGACCTTATCAATGAACAGGGTCAGCAGGTGTTTCGCAATTGTATCGATAAATACAGTCATAATGTCCACTTCATTTCATCGTGTACGAATATTCAGAAGGTGGTTGACACATTTCAATCACGTAATATCATTATTAAAATCAATCAACTTAATAACGGGTGCTTACATAAGATTATGCTAAAAATCAAGCATAATGAGGGGTTGATCATTCATCAAGAGGCCGAGGAGTTTCTTTTACGTATCTCGAATGGTTCTGTTCGAACTCTCATCAATTATACGGAGAAGATAAAACTGCTTGATCGAGAGATTACATATGATATCGCCAATCAAATATGCTCTAATATCAGTTTTCATTTGTTTGAAGATTATACACGCGAAGTGTTGCGTGGTGTGGCCGGGTTGAAAGCGGCGAATTCGATATTGTTTAAACTAAATGATCAGGGGTATTCCGTTCTGGATATTCTGGATAATTACTTCCTCTTCGTGAAATATACGTCCTTATTCTCGGAGGACGTGAAATATCAAATCACTTCGCTGGTTTGTAAATATATAACGATTTTCCATAACATACACGAGCATGATATCGAATTGGCATTATTCACGAATAATGTGATAAAGTTGGTGGCGTAGTGCGGCGACGACGACGGCGACGGCGACGACTACGACGTGCGATGGTTACGCACCCGCACCACATCCGACCGCCTTGGCCAACATATACTTTCCGATGAGCGTATTTGATTCTAGGACTTGTGCCGGCGACAAGCGAGCAAACCACTGAAACTTGTGTCGCTTGAGTATATCTTTTTCGGGGATATAAATACCGGCGGTGGTTGGGGAGAGGTGAATATCTACATCCGCTAGCAGTTCTTCAATAAGGACCGGCTTATTCCTCGTCGTCTTCGCACCTAATTCCTCGGCGGGTATCAGAGAGACTTTCGACGACGATGACGACGCGGCCTTGGCGGTGACCGTGACCGGTGGAATGGTAGATACGTCTCCGCCTGCGTCCGCCGCACACGATTCGGGCGTTGGCGGGTTCAGTTTCGCCATCCACCATCGCGACGGTTCGCCTGTAAAATCCATATCCTGGGTATAGTCAACAGCGATAAGTTGTGTCAGATATTCCATATATTCCTTCATAAGGGGGTCATAACGACGACAACCCAAAAACTTCGTTGATGGCGAATATTGCGACTCGGCAGAGATACTAGAGATTGACTTGAGTTCGCCAATCACCACATTGGCTTTTTCTAAATGCGCATCATATAAGTTCCGCATATTCTGGAAACAGATGAACGAGCTAGGGACTACGAACCCGCCGTATAAATGAAGGATGGTCGCCATCGCAAGTTCACGCATATGCGAACGAAGTGGTCGAGGCAGGTCTTCTACTTTGGTCCGCCACTCCGGAATAATTTTGATCAGAGACTCGTCATCTAGAAGACATACATTGAAACTATCTCCGCACTTCTCAATAATACTGCGGATGGTTAAATATTGATAGGGTTGGTTCAGGTTATCAGTGGTCCTTGAACCGAAACTCTCCCAGGCTCGGGCGTTCTTCTCGAATTCAATATGGACCCATAGGATTGGTTTCTTATTATTGGTAAGACTTGTATCGTTAAGGAGATATTTCTTGATAAGTTCGCCGTCTTGATACTGTTCTTCAACATCGATCGTTTTCTTGTATTTGTTATATATGAAACCGATAATCATAATTAGTAGATAGGCTATCGCCAGTTTAATGAGTTTGTTTTCGAGCATTGTCGTAGCGTAGCGTAGTGTAACGGCGAGATTACGTATATCTCTATATATGTATATGAACGGATAAAAATAATTCGAGTTTTGATTGTCTACTACTTATTGACCTACCGTTTTCGTCAACTTGGTATCATATATAAGTAATGGTGACAATAATTCGACTATATTTTTCAGGTTTTCGGCCTTCTTGGCTTGAACCTTACCGCATTTCTTTGTCCCCCGCGAAGAATCCGCAGATTCAATTGATTTCAACATTCTAGATACATAAACTTGGATTGTGTCTGTCGGTTTCACTTTGGGAAATACTTCATCATCGATTTTCAGTATGTCTCGTAGAGCCGGTATATTGTGGATTTTGGAAGTGATCAACGTATTATTGTGTCTCATTTCATCTGCGTGATTCTCTGACAAATATCCGTGAGTATTATACCACGACATTCCTTTCGTTAAAATTTTAAGGTGTGCCAATTTTACGGTTATTGTATCACAAAGTGTAATATAGGATACATCGTTTAGTTTGATCGATTTGTATTCTGGAAGTGATAATGCCAGTTCATTTACTTTGCGCATCATTGCGTTCCCTTTTCCTTCATCCCCGACATCACATCTGTCTAAACTAATAATACGGAAAAGTTTGTCTCTTATATTTACTTTCAGCATTAGACAGGAAACTGTCGTGTCTTTTTTGCTTGATATTATCACATCCCACATCGTCGATGTTTTGATGAACTCAATATGAAATATGGATTCATCAAATATTCTACGTATGTTTGTTTCTATTATTTCTTCGGTCATTGTATTCTTCGTGGCGGTATCGGTATATATAACACACATAATACATCCGATTCGATTCCATTCCATTCCATTCCATTCCATTATTCCAACCTGAATATGTCCGAGTATAGTTTTTTATGGATATCTCGAGAGATTTCGTCTTGTTTGGCTAAAATGAAAGCACGGCGTGTATCTTCTTCTTCCTGTCGCATCTTTGACTGTTGGTAGATATGTTCTTGCTCTGCTTTGCAGGTTTGTTTGTATGAATCCCTGCGGGATTGGTCTCTAAACGTCTGTAATTCGTTGATAGTATTAAATCGACGGGTATTATAATAATCCTCTTCTGTGACGGGTATAACCGTCTCTGTATGTGCCTTCTTCAGGTCTTCATACCGCAGATTGCCAAATATGCCGCTTGAATACTCTTGGGGTCTTTCTCTCGTCAGGTCGTATCCTCCTCCGCCCGCACCGCCGGCGCCGCCTCCACTGCCACCAGCGTATTCCAGTTCCGTTCTCTCGACAAGTGCGTATTTATTCCGGAGTTGCTGCTTCTTCTGATTAAGACGTGCGACTTTATCCGCCCACGACCCGCTATCATCCACGTCCGCATTGTTGTCGGCAATCGCGGCGTCCGTATCCGCAGTATCGCGGAACCACGCATCATACCCTGTCTCTGTTTCATCATCTTTCAGGCGGTATTGCTCGAACTTTTGATTAAACCATTGGTTGAATTCTTTCACTTTTGCGGGTTCACCCGCTCGCCCGCTTCCCGTGCCTGTGCCGGTGCCGGTGCCCCCCATCATTTCATCAAGCCGGCGTTTCATTCTCTCGTGTGTCCCTTGTGAATACTCGTCGTCAGCGTCGCCACGATACCCTTCCGAACGCATAAGGCGACCGTAATCCACGACTGATTTCGCCGCCGCCGCTGTCGCTGCCATCCCTCCATCAATCGGCGTATATGCCGCTGATAGTGTATCCTTTGCGACACACCGCACTGACGGAACCGCCGATGTGCGCGGTGTTCTCTCGACGTGTGTTGTATAATGCTCATTGATTGTGGGGTGTCGGATGGTATATATCTGATGGATGATACGGTATGCCTTTGTGAAAAATAGGAAATATTCTTTTGGGAGCTGGCTTTTATCTGGATGTGTCTTCAAGACGGAGAGTTTTGCCCGTTTTAGATCGTCTTCATTGAATAAGGTAGGTAGACCGAATAATCCTAGAATGTCTGGTAAATTATAGTTGTCAATGTTCAAGTCGAGAGATTCCATTGATTACGTATTAGTAATGTATTTATTCTTATATGTAATGTTCTAATTTTATGTTATTTACTGGTCCGCGTGGGTGTGTGAATAACATATTACTTCGATTCTCTCGGAAGTGTCCTCGATTACTTCGATTCTCTCGTAAATCTCTCGGAAGTGTCCTCGATTCTCTCGTAAATCTCTCGACATCCCCTATCCAACCTTCGCACATCTGGCGAAGAAGGCGACAATATCGGGCGGATTGGCGCCGGTTACAGAATCATCCGGGATGAATTCCATATTTCCACGTTTATAAAATAGGAATACAGGAATACCATTTACCATCTTCTTTTGTTTAAGAAACGCGTAAAAATCCAGGGATTCGTCTACATCTATTTCATAGCATTCAATTGCGTGCGTCGAGAGATTGGCGACTTGTGCGGCAGCGAGGGCGGCGATTGTCTTACAGGGGCGACACCAGTTCGCGGTTAGTTTCAGGATGGTATGCTTGTTTTGATGGGTATTGTATTCTAATAATCCCTTAAATGTCTCGCGGGTGAGTTCGGTGGGGATGAGGGACGCCATTTGATTATGTGGGTGGGGCGGAATGACGGATGGATATAGAAATCTACAGATAATAATTGGTTTGAAAATACGCGGTCGAGAGATTTGTTTATTTAGAATAAAATATGAATATAGTATATAATACATTATGTCTGGGCCGGGTTTTCTTCCGATTACATTAGTAGATGATAATGGCAATACACAACTTGGAGTTACTGTACCTGTATCATATCCGATAATGCCAGATACGCTTATTTATCAACAATTGCCCTATACTAAAAAAACACATCAATATTGGAATGACTTATATGATTCTAATGGTAAACCTCTAGCGAGGTCCCCACTACCGAATGACGGTACGCCTGTATATTATAGTGTTGGTAGCAGAAATCAAAGACAAGATATAAAAAATGATTTGGGTACTGGTAAATATTTCATTATAAATTCTGATAGTAATTATGATAAGCCACGGATCTACAATGATAGTATAACCGGTGGACGCAAACGTAAACAGTCTAAATATTCATCAAAGAAACGTTCCATCAAGTCACGTCGTCGTCATAACTCACGCAAGCGTCGCTACTCTAGACGCAGGTAATAAGTATTATTTCATTTTTACATTATTAAATTACATTGTGTAATGATGTAAAATACGTGGTCTGGTGATTCATCATGTGTACCACCCCGTCATTTCATATGATACGCCTTGTCGATTCTATTAGCGATTATTAATCGCTATAGTCGTCAAATAGTATAATGCTCTTTAAGAGTGCATTTATATCACCAAAAAGATTAACTTAACGATTTTTTTATTTTTTTATAGAAAGTTTGTCTCATTTTTCTTTTCGGTCGGTGTAATAATATTAATAGAGTGATGTTTATGTTTATGTTGATGTTGATTCAACAACCCACCACATCGGGTACACACGGTTCAAATATAAAGTCGTCGCCATTATTGCCGACTACCTTATACCCCAACGACTTAATATAATTTATAACGTCTTCCTGCGTTTGGTTCATGTTTTCCTTTTTTCGCTTATTATCATCCCATATTTCTATAATTATGACGGGTTGGTGCTGTTTGATAGATTGGGTTGCACCTAACAGAAAATCATATTCAAACCCTTCGATATCAACCAACATGATATCAAACGGTTCTACCTGCTTCTGTAAATTATCTAGTTTATTAACCTTGTTTGTGATCTTCTTATCAGATAAAACCGCCGAACGCATATTGTTCAATATATCCCTTTCTGTGAAAACATGCATTCCGCCACTATTGTTTTTAATACGGTTGATGTTTTCTATCGGGCATATTTTATCAATACTCATAAAGTAAATATCCTCTTCACTATTTCCAACAGCGATGTTGATTGGTGTCACATTCGTCAGGCTGTTGAGTTCTATATTTTCACATAAATGTTTATATGTAGCTGGATACGCTTCAATTGCGGTCACCTTGTCAATATGTAAAGAAACCGGTAAACATACACTACCAATATGCGAACCCACGTTCAATAAATGGTGTAGGTTTCGGTCGGATATGTATTGTTTGATGAGAGTTATTATATCTTCATTCCATTGGCGTCCGTTTAATAGCCTGTTTTGTATAATGTCGTTTTGATTATGTATAACATACTTGATACCTGATACACTTGGTGAAATAACAACAGACATTGTTTATATATTATGTTTCACAATGTAAACGGCGCATATAAACGCAATATTTCTATATGAAAGTGTCTAAAGATGGAATGCCGAGAGATTATACCCGAAATCCTTGGATTGTCGCAATATGGCCAAGAATAATCGGATATGTATATACCAATAATGCTACCGGGATTGCCGTGAGTAATGAAACTGTTAGGATATGACATTTTTGATGCTATATAAATACAACCACGGTTGTGTTTGTGTTTATGTGTATTATTTGGGAAAGTTGGCCGTTGGCGGAATCAAATCGATTTGGAAAGTCGGCCGTTGGCCGAAAATATTCGGTTTGAAAATAGAAAAAAGTCTGGAAAATATTCCGTTTGAAATTGGAAAAATATTGGGTATTGAATGGGATTCTTGGGAATATAACGTAAACGGATTTTATTGGTTTTATTAGATTGCTACTTTTCTATATAATCTGTGCTACTTTTCCAGTTTCTCCCATAAATGTCCAAATCGCCGTTAGTGCCGGAGACTTTTAAAACACAAAAAATGCGATTTTTGAAAGTTATGCTCTCAATTATTTTTTTCGAATGAAAAAGTTGTGACTGACCTTTTTTACTCGTTTAATTTGGACCGTTTTTTGTCTCATCCTATTGTATACACATTTAGACAAAACTACTTTTAGGTGATATTACTAATTACCTCGTTACACATACACTGATACAAGTAACAGCCATATAATAAATTTATTATTTATCGTCTCATTTATCGTCTGGTGATATCATCACAATGCCCGAAACAGTAAAATACCAATGTGACAAGTGTGACTATTCTACGAGTCGAAGATTTAACTATTTGAAACATATTAAGACTGACAAGCATAAATCACAGCTACTTGGTGATACCCCCAAAATGTCCAATTCCAGTCCACCCAGTCCGTCCAGTCCGTCCAAAGAATTGGAACATCGTTGTCCGAATTGTGATAGAAAGTATATGGCGCAACGAAGTCTATGGCGTCATTCAAAACAATGTCATTCGTCTTCAAAACCTGAAACAGTCGATAAAGCCGCGTTTGATATATTCAAAACTACAATTACTGAACTATGTAAATCTAATGCTGAATTGAATAAAATGAACCAAATACAGCATTTACAGCATTTACAGATGACACAGATGTTTACGGCATTTTTAGAAGCTAGTAAAAATATGATAGTGTCGTCACAACCGGCATATTCTGTGCCAGAAACACCCAATACTGTAAATAATGTAACAGTTCACGGTGATATGACGAATACAACAAACAACGCAAATAACACATTTAATATGAATTTCTTCTTGAACGAGCAATGTAAAGATGCGATGAATATGAGTGATTTCATAAAAGCGATAGAAGTAGATTCCGATGATATGGAGAATGTGGGAGAACAAGGATATGTAAAAGGGATTTCAACAATTTTTATGAACAATCTTGAGAAGACAGATATAACCAAACGCCCAATACATTGTAGTGATAGCAAAAGAGAGGTTTTATATATTAAAGATGATGACAAATGGGAACGCGATGGTATAAATAGTCAAAAATTGATAAACGCGGTTAAGGTTCTAGATCATAAAAACTATATGATGTTTAACGAATGGGCAAAACAGAATCCAGAATGTAAAAATAGTACCACCCGGGCTAACGAAACTTATATGAAATTAGCAAGAGGTGCCGAAGCAGGTATAGACGAAAATATAACCAAAGTTATCAAACGGGTCATTCAACAAGTCGTCATCGACAAAAAAGAACTCGCCAATCAATAAAATACATCTTTTCATTTTCACATTTAAAACTCCATTTTTGAAATCATTTTTTAATAAAAATGATTTCAATTAAACATAAAATTGATTAAATAATTTGTTTGTTATTAATAGATAACAACAAATGTGTATTCTTGTAGGATGTAAAAAACAACCAGCATTTAATACCGAAGGCGAGACGAAAGCGTTATATTGCTCAACCCATAAATTGGATGGGATGGTGGATGTAAAACATCCAACGTGTATTCACTCAGAATGTAAAACACGCCCAGCATTTAATACTCAAGGCGAGACGAAAGGATTATATTGCTCAGCCCATAAATTGGATGGGATGGTGGATGTAATTAGTTCAACGTGTATTCACGCAGGATGTAAAAAACACCCAGTATTTAATACTGAAGGCGAGACGACAGCGTTATATTGCTCAACCCATAAATTGGATGGGATGTTGGATGTAAAAAGTCCAACGTGTAGACACGAAGGATGTAAAAAACACCCAGTATTTAATACTGAAGGCGAGACGAAAGGATTATATTGCTCCGCACATAAATTGGATGGGATGGTGAATGTAAAAAGCACAACGTGTATTCACGCAGGATGTAAAAAACAACCAGCATTTAATACCGAAGGCGAGACGAAAACGTTATATTGCTCCGCACATAAATTGGATGGGATGGTGAATGTAATTAGTCTAATGTGTATTCACGAAGGATGTAAAATACGTCCAGCATTTAATACTGAAGGCGCTACGAAAGCATTATATTGCTCATCCCATAAATTGGATGGAATGGTGAATGTAATTAGTCCAACGTGTAATCACGAAGGATGTAAAAAACAACCAGTATATAATAACGAAGGCGATACGAAAGCATTATATTGCTTCGCACATAAATTTGACGGGATGGTGAATGTAAAAAATCCAACGTGTAAAAGCAGTTGGTGTTCAACCCTTGTTAAAGAAAAATATGACGGATATTGTTTACATTGTTATATGCACTTGTTTCCAGACAAACCGGTATCGCGCAATTACAAAACCAAAGAACACGCAGTTGCCGAGTTCGTAAAAACCACATTTCAAGGTTTAACATGGATTGCCGATAAACAAGTAAGTGGTGGTTGTTCAAAAAAACGTCCCGATTTGTTATTGGATTTGGGAAATCAAATCTTAATCATAGAAGTAGATGAAAACCAACACACTGATTATGATTGTAGTTGTGAAAACAAACGTATTATGGAATTATCACAAGATGTAGGACATAATCCGATTGTATTTATAAGATTTAATCCAGACGATTATGAAAAAAATGGAACAAAAATAAGTTCGTGTTGGGGTCTAGACAAAAACGGAATATGTGTTATTAAAAAATCAAAAAAATGCGAATGGACACAACGATTAAATACATTGAAAGAACAAATATGTTATTGGACGAATCCAACAAATACAACAAGCAAAACAATTGAAACAATCCACTTGTTTTATGATGTAAATTAGTGTGTCGTAAATGTGTGAATAAAATCAACAATGTCGTTGATTTTATTATAATCGGTAGTAATCAAGTCGGTCTCTATGCCGCACATCAAAAGATTGGGTGAATACCGCGAGTTCCTAATCATCCCAATAATCCGATATCCACGTCAATAGAATAACCACCGCGACGGTACCCAATGGCAATAATTCAATCATCTACAATATACGATATACTGTAGAATATTTTATATAGTTTAGCGTAAAATAAAATCACCTACATACCCCCCCCACCACATCCTCCAAATCCGCAATCCGGATATGCGGCAGCTCGGTATGCGCTTCCCAAAAATATTTAAAATACGACCACTTAAATTCCAGTTTATCACAGTAATAATGTGAATACTCGCGTTTCAGCTTCTCCGCCACTGCCGGTGGTAAAAGTCCGTGACCCGACATCGGCAGCACATAACACAATTGAACGAGATCACGTACAGGGTTCGGTGGAACACCCTCCTTAAACATCGCAGTATCCATATGCGGGATAAAACGCACCAGGTCCTTCAATAGGGGAGCATAGGGATACTTATACGTCCACCGCCAATCCACACACCCGGTCGAATAATACCGCATCGTCCATTCCAATCCTTCAATATAATTCACGCAAATCATACGCACCCGGTCGACACTGCCCCGTGCGTGGGAATCAATCTCGAATAACGCATCATAATAACGATACTCCCAATTCTCGCGGAATGGGTCGATATATTTTTCAGCCGCACGTTCCTGAAGCGGAATAGACATAAAGTCTAGCATCGAATGACATTTATCCAAACTGGATACCATCTGGAGAACACGGTCACACGCAATACCGGTAAGTTCAGACATATCCACTTTCGTGGTCGCAGTCGCAGTCGCGGTCGCAGTCGCAGTCGTGCTGAAAACATTTCCGCCGCGACTACGGTCGCCATACCCGCCACCGCCGAATCGTCGACTCTGCTTATCCCGTGTCTTATGCTCATTCATTAATAACTCGTGCTCATTCGTAGCCAATCGCTCAATCAACGCTCGCATCGATTTCCATACAATCTCTTTTACGTGATTCTTCGTCCTCCGAACCAAATATTGATTCGAGTCGCGAAATACATCAGCATAGGTCTGAAGTAATATCGTCATCCCGATTGTTCTCAAGTTTAGCGACGGGAAATGCGGCATAAAATCATTGCCGAGCATAAATGTCATAAGGATATAATCATCAATCGCCGCAACAACTCCCTCCGTGATACGGTGCTCTGGAACCACAGGCACCGCCACCCCCGCCGTCTTTGTCTCACGCATAATCGCCTCCAATGAACACGCAAATGTCGGGATATCTAAAAAGTAATGGTCGTCTTTCGAAAGCGTATTGTCCAGTGACTGAATAAACTCCGGTGTATCGCGATACAGAAAGATATTCTCCGAAATATGAAGATGGTTCAAACAAAGCATAATCAAATCCGCATCCAGACCATAGATCAGTGTCGTTGTGTCCTTATGATACCCGGGAAACTCGCGGATATATTCGAATATCTTATGTTCACCCTCCCCCGCAGTGTCGCTTCCGGAATAAATATACGTGGGCCCAGACCCGTCATTTGCCGCATACGCTTGGGCGGCGACATATTCACGCATCCGTGTATTCAGTTTCGTCATAAATCGTGTCCCAGGCGTGATCGATGATGTATTCCACGCCTTTTGAAGTGCCGCCTGGACACCCTTCGCCGTGCTTGCCCCCGTCCCAGTCCCCCCCATCGTCGCCGCTGCCGCCTTACGATGAATCGTCTGCTCAACAATCGTAGTAAACCACGACTTGTAACGACGTTCTCTCTGCTGATTCAGTTTAGCAACCGGCGCGACACCATCAAACGCAATAAACACCTTCGATTCAGGACGAATCATTTTCACATATTCGGTGATTCGCTCACACACCATATTGATCAAGACGGTTTCATAGTCGTCATCCGACATCCCGCGATTGGACCCGACAAGACGAACGGCGTCATAAATAAGACCATTCGTATCCATATACAGATTATGGATACGTGGAAGTAACCCCAACCGTTTCACAATATTCTTATGACGTTTTACAATATCCGAAAAATAACTTGGAATACCCATTTCAATGAATGAGCGAGCGAATGAGCGAGCGAGCGAGCACCAGTTACATATTATACAATGTTGTATTTATACTGTATTCGCCGGCCGGCCGGCCCGCCCGCGTGGTGGGGGGTGTATCGCTATCGATACACACATACATACAAACCCCCGGAAATATTATAATCCTCGTATTATATAACAGATATAGATACGACAATGACTGTCCAACTCACATTTTCGAATGTGGTCCAATTATTTAGTATATTCGCACCCTTATTTTTAGGCACATTTTTAATATTAGTCTCGGTTTTTAATCAAAATATAAAAGGTATGATTTATTTGGGAGGTGTGCTAATATCGTCGGTTATCAATTATATGGTGAGTATGATGATAGGAAGCGAACCTCTTGATAATGAAGGGGTCGTATGTAATCTCGTTGAATTCCCCCTTATTCCGTCGAGGTATAATGTTCCCAATTATAACAGTATGTTTATTGCTTTTACATTGATGTATTTATTATTGCCGATGTTGAGTAACAACCAGATTAATTTCTGGATCGTCGGTGTGATCATAAGTGTTTTCGCTGTTGACGCATATGTGAAACTGATGTATTTCTGTACGGTGCCGCGAGGTATAACCATCGGTGCTGTCGTTGGGTTGACATTAGGTGCGATATGGTATTTTCTATTGAAGTTCAATAATTTTGAAAGTTTATTGTTTTTTAATGATCTAACAAGCAATAATGTAGTATGTAAACGCCCGACCAATCAGACATTTAAGTGCTCGGTGTATAAGAACGGGCAGGTGATACAGGATCTGTAAAACCTCCGCCACGGCACTACGGCGGGTTTTATCCATAAAACCGACCATAATTATGTATCATCCACGCCGAAAATTCCGACAATAGTATCTGTTTGTGAAACCCGTTATTCGCAAACATTTTGATATTCCCGCCATTATTTTTGTCGCCATATATCTTGAAGAAATATTGGACGACGTCGCCTGTTTTGGCGTGTTTGTATTTTTCCTCAGCCTGCTCGTATGTAAATGCGGGTTTTCCTTTTCTAGCATTTACAACATTATGAAAATCAATCAAAAAATGTTGTAATTGTTCTTTCGATTGTATTGCTGCTAATTTTCGAGTATTTTGTTGCATGTATTGGATAGCGTGTTGTGTACATTCCGGACACGGTAGATTCGAGCATATACGTTGGATATACTGTATTAATTCGGTTTTTATTGTGGGAAAATCCCCAGGAACAGCCTTATATGCTAATGTATGAAATAGATACCAGACACAAGGCCCCCAAACACTTTTAGAGACCATCTTAATATAGTATGAAAATATACTTATATGGATATAAAAAAATATGATGTTATATACTTATTGATATTATCATCATATATTGGATATAATGTCGTCGTCGTCGTTGGATAGTATACAATACAGCGTGGAAGGCGATATTGATTTCTTTAAAGAACTCAAAAATATATCGACTGCCAGTGTCGGTGCCAGTGCCGATGCCAGTGCCCCTAGTCCTTGTGAACAAAAACGCTGCCTGCTTACGGATGATGTATTACGTCCTGACGCTGTTACTTTAAAATGCGGGCATTCTTTCAATTACGTTCCGCTCTATAAAGAGGTATTATTTCAGAAATGTTCCACGTTGCCTAAAAACATATCATCTAAAATAATGGCACTTTATACAAAAATGGTGAACCCAAATAATGGATATTCTTCAAGTTTCCAAAATGTCCAGGCGATGACGTATAACAGTTCGATCAATCTAGAGACCACCAAATTACATTATGATGAAATAAAGTGTCCATACTGTCGTGCTGTAACTCCTAATTTATTGCCTTATTATCCGTATCCCGAGGTGACTCAGGTGAAATATGTGAACTCACCGAGTGGATTATGTTTAAAAGGCGTTTCGTGTGAATATTATAAACTGTATCCTGAAAAGAATCATAAATCAAGTAAGAAAAATCAAGTCGAGGCGACGGTGGATACGGACAAAAAGTGCGATTCGTGTCCTACATATACTGAACAATACGGAATATTATGCCGAACCCATTTAAAGAAGGTCAGCTCATCGTCATCGTCGGTCACAGCGACCAAGACTAAAAAAACGAAATCAGAAAACAGTATTGTTTCGCATATTGACCCGACTACACTTCAAACAGAGGCAATATATGAAACTGATACAAGCAAATGTGGGTTTTTGTTATTGACAGGTCCGCGTAAAGGCCAACCTTGTGGATGTAAGGCGACTACGGCGACGACGCCAGGAGTGTGTAAACGACACCTCAATAAATGAATCATTATCATCGCCATACTATCGTAACGGTATTACATCGGCATATACACATTATTCACACGCGAATTCCCTGGCACCGGTTGTAACGGGCATAATGACGCCGACGGTTTATTGGATTGACGCATCTTCGCACGACGAACTGCGATTGAAGAAGAACCAACACCGGCACCGCTCGTATATGATGCGTTTTTCAGGTTATTATGGACATCGCCCATCAAAGTCAAACGAACACGCTTCAACATTAGATAGTATATATTTATACGAATAGTATAAATTATACGAATAGTATAAATTATACATACAATGAAAATAATCCGCCGATATCTTCCAAATACCTTGTCTAGACGCGACAAACAACGCCAGCGAAATATGATTGTAAAGTCGCGACGTTTATATCGCCAAGGGAAATACTATACTCGAAAACCATTGAAATCATTTTCATCTAAACCATCAAATCACGTAACTCGGGCAAAACAATTGTATCACGTAGGTACCATCGCCGCAACGAAGGAACTCGCCAAGGCAACCGGCTGTTCTGTAAAAGGTTTACGAGAGATTGTACGAAAGGGGGAAGGCGCATATTATTCATCGGGATCTCGTCCGAATCAAACACCACAATCGTGGGGAAAAGCACGTCTAGCAAGCTCAATTAGTGGAGGCAACGCATCAATCGTTGATTATTCCATTATCGATAAAGAATGTAATCATCGTAAAACTGCGTATCGTTTAGCGAAAAAACGTAAAGTGTTGTAAATCTGTTATTTTATTCTAATACTATTATTATACTATTATACTATTATACTATTATGAATAACTCTACTGTAACCGCTATACCCGGAGTTATATTACCTCCACATAAACCAGACGTGCCGACATCGTCGGCAGCACCGACGGCAGCACCGACGGCAGCACCGACACCGACGCCGGCATCAATGGACCTAGTACCTGTAGATATCGGAGTTCCGAGTACCGCTGCTTCAACAATCACAAAAGAACAAGTAAAGGATTATTTGCGTCAATGGATTCGTATTGAAAACGAAATAAGCACTCTTTCGGTAGAAATTAAGAAACGTAAATTGGTCCATCAGCAACTATCATCGTCGCTTTTAGAAGTGATGCGTAAGAATGAAATCGACTGCTTTGACATCACAAATGGTAAAATCGTTTATTCGAAAGTGAAGCATCGTGCTCCTCTTAACAATGGACAGATTCGTTCGGCACTTACTACATATTATAAGGATGACGTGGATAAGGCCAATAGTCTTACAGAATTCTTACTGTCATCTCGTGTTGAAAAGACCCGCGAATCGATTAAGATGAAAATACCTAAGCTTAAATAAAAGATTTGAATAGATATTATACATTACTTATATAGAGAAAGTAACGTGTAATAATGTTTTATAGTGGGGGTGCTCTAAAAAAAAGGGCTGTTATCAGTATATTACACCATACAAAAGAACCGAATGTATCAAATGATAGTAATGAAAAAGAAGAGTCTGAGCCTGAGCCCAGGTCACGGTCCCGATCACGGTCCCGATCACGGTCCAGGTCACGATCCAGGTTACGATCCAGGTCACGGTCCCATCACAAACAATACATCAAAGATGACGGTGTAAGTGACGACACAGATACGGACGCCGCAGATACGGACGCCGCAGACGCAGACTCGGACTCGGACACAGACGCCGGTCGTGATGGATCTCCACCACCTGAAGTAAACGATTATGTAACTACATTTTCGTCTGATTCACACGACATTTCACGATACCATTATTCTTTTGTAGATAATGAACTTGATTATTCTCTCGAACATATCGAAGACGGCCATCATAAAGAATCCCCAGTAGAACTATTCAACCAAAAGGAAATACGGGATTTTAGTTTAGTTATATACCGTATCAATACCCGTCAAGATATGCCATTTCTTGAATTTTTACTCTATAATGATAAAAGTACGCGGAAATGCGGCCTTCCGGAGTATCATCACAAAAAGCATTACTCGACAGGAAAAACGCATATTAAAAGTAATTTGGATGAGATTGTCGGTAAACTATTTTCAACAAAGACTCAGTATAAAGGATATATCTATGACATCCAAACACACCGTTGTTTCGTCTTTTATGAAAAGTATTTTGACGCAAACTATCGATCGTTCTTGATATCATTACAACAACCGTTTAATTGGCTATGGGTTTGTTCCACTGAAATAATGAACGAACATAAGTATTTGAATATACCAATCGATGATACGACGGTTGATTTTTTTACAGCATATCCAATGGTTGGTTTATTACAAACCGGCAAGACGACTCGGTCGTCGTCGTCGTCGAGTATGTGTAATATAGAAGCACCGATTATATTATATACTGGAGCGAACTATTGTTATACGGCCAACACTTCACTATATGGTCTAAAGCGAGAACCCATCACTAGCAGATATGGTCCATTTTATTATTTTACAACATTTGATTCATCATTTCGATGGGCGTGCTATAATTATAAAAATGTCGTATCATTTGGTCCGACATTTGAAAGTGTAAAGCCGATATCGAAAGAAGGTGAGAAATACACGGGTCGTGGCGCCGGTGGCGGTGGCGGTGGCGGTATTTCACGCTATGCCGTATTTACAAAACGAATGAAGACGGTGTTTTTAGATGATGAATATGACCCAGAAATCGTTAAAAAATATAAACTTAAAAAGAGTTTGTTTGAATACGGTGTACACGCCACCGCCACGGCAGGATACTCTGAATATTTAGATAAAACATCTAGTCTTCATTCCTACGATTATTCTTGGACAAGCGAATATGATACGATATATAACGGGTTTTATGAATTTAAAGAGAAACACAAACAAACGAATACCAATAAAACAATAATGCCAGTTTGGTGTATCTATAATCATCGGAATTTTGAACCATTGACGTATTATCAGATAGATACGAAAGATATACCGGCGAAATATGATTATGAGTTCAAGGATTACCGGATATTATAGCGTCGTGACATTCTAATAATGTCCACGACATTATTATACTACTATATTATACTACTCCACACATACAAATGGGTATATTTGATAATAAATTATATAATTTCGCGATGCTCTTCATTGTAAGTGCGATTGTCGTACAGATTATGACATTTTTAGACATAGAGTATGTATTTTATATAAGCTATTTACTGTGGTTTATCGCGATAGGTATATTTGTTATTATTCTTCCACGGGGTAATAGTTCGGTCATTTAACAGGTGACGACGCGATTTAGTGTATATTTATACATAATATAATGTTATACATATACATAAAATAATAACATAACATAGAAATATGCCCGATGAACTTATTAAGTATAATTCGGAATTAGAGCAGTTATTAAAAGAAAACTCCGAAGAATGCGAGTCGTTATCTATTCTTCATCGTATGTCCTATGAGAAATATAACCAGCGTTCGAATTATATCAACATTCCAGTTATTATATTAAGCAGTGCGATCGGTTTCATTACCGGTATTGATTTACAATATGCCCAAATGAATATAATATTAGGTGTAGGAAGTGTGTTTGTCGGGATTATTAAATCAGTAGATACCTATTTTCAATTGGCCAAACGTGCCGAGTCTCACCGTATCTGTTCTTTACAATTTTCACAGATTTATAAGAAAATACAGATTGAACTCACATTGAACCGAAAACAGCGATTGACTCCAGAGAATATGATGAATATCATTAAGACCGATATTAAGAATATGCAGGATATCGCGCCTCTCATCGACGATGATATTATCGATCAATATAACCAGAAATATCGCCGTTACAAACGTGTCAAGAAACCGAATTTCGTAAATGGACTCACCGAAGTCAAAGTGAATAGTGCCGAAGATGATTACGATTATGCCAGCCGTCAGGGAAGTCGCGAACAAAGTCCGTCTGGTGGTGGGCCAGACCGTGACCGTGATCGGGACCAGGACCGGGACCGGGACCAGGACCACGATATTATTAACAATCATATCGCAAATGATATCTCTATGCTCGAACTTACCGCAAATGTGAATGGAGGAAATACCAATACCGCCTTGAAACTACCTGTCAATTCGAATGATAATGACGCGGAGAGTGTGGAACCTCAAAATAATATCCAACCTCACGCATCAAGAAGTTCGTCACAACAGCAACTCCAGCAACTCCAGCAACTCCAGCAACGGTTCAGTGTTTCAAATGCTAATTCACCCGCCAATAGTATCCGTAGTAATGCTTCTATTCAAGGTAGTGGACAGATTAGAGTTGATGCCAGTGGTAATCCTACCTTATCCGCATAATAAAATTGAAAAGAAAGGTTCATAATGAGTCAGTCCTACTGATTCATCGTGATCGAATACAATACAATACAATATGATGTCGTCTACCACGAAGTTGACAACAACAACAAACACGAACACGACCACGACCACGACCACAACCACGACTGCCACGCCGAAGACTCCGGCAGGACCCAAATCCAAAAAGTCCGAAAAGAAAGATAAGGGATATGAAGTATCACGACGTATGGAAGGCGGAATTGTTGTCAGTAGGGTTGATGGGAAGAAAGTAGAAGTTGAATCCTTGTCAGGCCCGTCGTCGTCGCCCTCGGAGAAATAGAAACCCCGGTCCGTTTGGCCGGAGAAATAGAAACCCCGGTCGCCCTCGGAGAAATAGAAACCCCGGTCGCCCGCCGGAGAAAAAGAAACTCCGGTTCGGTCGGCCAAGAAAAGAAAAAGGTAAGAAAAGCGAGAAATAGAGTGAAGTGGAAAAAATTGAAATGCTTTTTTTCAAAAAGAAATAAGAACAGCGATCAAGCAAAGAGAAATCAGAGAATGGCAACGACGATGACGATGACAGGAATGAATGAAGAAGTGATGAAAGGATTGATGGAGATCCTGGTGCGAAGACTTGCGGTGGTGTTTGAGAAGGACGAGAAAGAGGTGAGTGAAGCGGTGAAAGAAGAGATGAAAGCGTTGATGGAAGCGTACAAGACGTGGACACAAGCGATGACAAAAAGCGTGCCGAAGGCAGCGAAGGCTCCAAAAGAGCCGAAGGCAGCGAAGGCACCAAAAGAGCCGAAGGCTCCAAAAGAGCCGAAGGCAGCGAAGGCTCCAAAAGAGCCGAAGGCGAAAGCGACAAAAGCGACGACCGCCGCTGCTGCTGCCACACCGGAAGCGACTGAAGCCATCGTGGAGTCGGTTGTTGAGTTGGTTGTTGAGTCGACTGAAACAGTTGTTGAGTCGACTGAAGTGGTTGTTGTTCCGACAAAGCCGACAAAAGCGACAAAGCCGAAGGCGGAGAAAGCTCCGAAGGCGGAGAAAGCCGCGAAACCGAAGGCGGAGAAAGCGGAGAAAGCTCCGAAAGCGGAGAAGCCGAAGGCGGAGAAGGCGACAAAGAAGACAAAAGCGGAAGCGGTGGCGGCGGCTGCTGTGGAAGTGACAGTCCAGGAGCAGAAGCCGATGGAGTTGGTGGCAAAGGAAGAAGAGATGGAGACGGAAGAAGAAGAAGTGGAAGTGGTGGAGATGGAATACCAAGGAGTGAAATACCTTCGTTCAGCGAAAGGCGTTGTATATGACGCAGAGACGAGCGAAGAGGTGGGAACTTGGAATGAAGAGACGAGTTCAATTGATGTGGAGTGAAATGTGATGTGATGACACGAAGATGATGATGATGATGACACAAAAAAAAACAAAAAGGGGGTAAAACCCTTAGTTTTTTTTCCCATTAATGGGAAAAGAATAAAGAAAAAAAAGGTGGTGTTATACCCACGGTTGGTTTCGATCCAACGACCTCCGGCTTAAAAGGCAATAACCATCCTCAAGACGTACCCCAATCTTGCGAAGAGAGTCAAAGAGTAGAAGACGGTGTTTTACGGCGCACTTCCTCTGTGCTACGCGGGTATAATATGGTGTGTGGCTGTGTTTAACGTCGCTTAGCTATGACGACCCGCTGTCTTTAAAGGGGCGAATGAATAATACCGGTAATGAGCATTGATCTCATAATTTGGAACCCAAGGTGAACCACGTGTTGCCACTTACACTATACCGGTGAAATGTGTGTTACCCGCTTCTGATAAAGGGGCGAAGTGAAATAATACCGGGGACACGTTTCGATCGTGTGACCTACGAGTTATGAGCCCGTCGCGCTGCCTCTGCGCCACCCCGGTGAAGGGTTGCTTGTTTAACGTCACTAGCATTGACGGGTTGCTTCTGTAAAACGACCGAATTGAATAATACCGGCGGTATGAATCGAACATACGACCTCAGGGTTATGAGCCCTGCGCGCTAGCCTCTGCGCCACACCGGTGTTGTCAAGACGAAGTACAATAAAGCCTCATCAGGACCGTCGTATAACAATAAAGACACGACGGTGATATATAGGTATAAGAGTAAAAGTAGAATCAATTTTTTTGGCGTATAGAGTAGAATTAGCATATCATACAAAAAGAATAAAAATTTGTGACTCAAAAATAGTTATATGGGTCAAATCCGGATGTATCACCGATTTCCGCCTTACGTGTTATGGTCACGTTTTCGGCCGTCATCAACAAAAAAGGTGACACGGTGGTGTCGGCGTCCGCCGATGTAAGAATGAACCGTTAGTTCAACCGATGGTACAGAAGGTCGCCGTTCAATTAAGAAGGAATAGAAACGATATGTTCGAGAGATTATAGGATTCAAATACTAATACTAATACTAATACTAATACTAATACTAATACTAATACTAATACTAATACTAATACTAATACTAATACTAATACTAATACTAATATCAAATCTCTCGGAGTATACACCAAATCTCTCGAAGTATACAATTCAAACCAAGATAAAACCAACCCGGCGCCGCCGCCGTAAATATGTACCGTAGGTAAGAATGGACGGAGGATGTATAACAAGAATTACAACCAAAGAATGAACAGTTAGAAACAATATGTTCGAGAGATTATATAATTCAAATACTAATACCAAATCTCTCGAAGTATACAAATCAAGCCATATAAAACCAACCCCGGCGCCCCGCCGTAAATATGTACCGTAGGTAAGAATGGACGGAGGATGTAATCAACCAACCGTCGAAGGGGGGCGGAACCCCCACGGAGGATGTAATCAACCAACCGTCGAAGGGGGGGCGGAACCCCCACGGAGGATGTATAACAAGAATTACAACCAAAGAATGAACAGTTATAATCGATATGTTCGAGAGATTATAGGATTCAAATACTAATACCAAATCTCTCGAAGTATACAAACTAAGCCATATAAAACCAACCCCGGCGCCGCCGCCGTCAATATGTAAGCACGCGCCCAGCGGGCGCTCCTACCTCTGTAGGAGGACCGTAGGTAAGAATGGACGGATGATGTATATCAAGAATTACAACCAAAGAATTATACCAAAGAATGAACAGTTAGAAACAATATGTTCGAGAGATTATAGGATTCAAATACTAATACCAAATACTAATATCAAATCTCTCGAAGTATACACCAAATCTCTCGTGCCAACGGCGCATCCCCCGCATTCGCGGGTTGGATCGAAGTATACAAACCAAGCCAAGATAAAACCAACCCAAGCACCAGAGCCATCAATGACCCCCCTCGGGAACGAAATCATAGGCCACTAATGGGTTTCCCACCCATTTCCGGACACCGATATACGAGAGCATATATGGTAAGGAGAAAATATGAACCGATAAGAAAATGAATAATCAGTAATGATGAATATAGACGATTGCGTATGATTACGGAGTTATATCAATTTTGGAAACTATACGGAGACGTTTTCTTTCGTTAACTACAACTAACTTGTTATTTATGGTGCCTTCAATTGATTTACTTTTTGAAACAATTTTACCATCTTTATTTACCAACAAATCCTTTTTTATTAATCCCCCAGCGGTTTTATATGCCTTGCCGTTCCATACATCATTTCGCGTGCCTTCTAATATTTCATAAGTGTGCCCATCAATGTGGAAGAACCCGTCATCACTTTTATCTCGTCTTTTTGTTCTGATTTCATTAATGACAATTCCATAATTTTCTACCTCCTTTTCAGTGACCGTCTCAGGTTCAGAATGAGAATCAGAATCAGAATCAGGTTCGAACGTGAAAGTAGACGTGGGTCCTCCTTTATTATATTTCTTTATAATCCGGAGATTTTCAATTTTTAGATTCTTGTTTTCGGCTCTTAATAACACGAGCTCACTCATATTGTTGAAATGATCGTGACTTTCTATAACTTTCTTCAATCGTTTGTTCTCTTCTAATACTTTCTTGAAATTTTCGGGATTACATTCACTGCTTAAGATAATCTCCCTTATAGTTTTATCGAGAATGGTAAATGTCAACCCATTCATACTCAATAATTCTATATATTTTTTAGATTTGATAGTAATGGTTCGTTGCCTTTCAGCAAACAAAGGATGCTCTTTCATTTCGTTTTCGACTTGTAATTTATTTTCGACCTTAAAAGCATTCAATAAACGAAAATTAGAATATGTCCCTTTGTGTTGTGAGACCCGACCTGCCAAATTATTTGAATTTCCGAATTTAATTAATGTCTCATTGGTATCACTAACATTATCGATGCTACCGTAATACACGCACTGAGTGTTGCGTCCAAACTGTTCCAATAATGTTTTTTCTCTGATTTTTTCGACCGTTTTCTCTGTATTTTCCAATAGAATGGTTGTTTGTTCCAACTGCGTTTTCAATTCAGTGCTTTCTTCTTGGACCACTTCATGTAATGTTTCTTCAAGTTTAATATAATAATCGTGAATTTCATCCGCCTTTTTTGTCCCGGCTTTTAAACAGAAACGTTTGAACGTAGCAACATTTAACATAAAAATTTCTTTATTGTGACCACCTCTGGTGTGGTCGGATTGCTTAACCTGCTGGTTAAGCAATATTATGTAGTCTTTATCTTTCACAAAGTGTGCTTCAAGTAACAGTTTTGATTTTTGCTTTGTCGAGAAATCTAACCACTTCCATACATCATCCAAGTCAATGACAAAATCAGTATTGGCATCATACTTTAAAAATCCATAAAAACTCGCAACAAATAGTTGTTGTTCTGTTTCTGTAAATTTCGCCTTGATTTTAGTCAAGAGTTTATTTTGGTATGTGGTCGATAACTTGGTTATCGGATTGTTTTCAATCAAATCTACAATATTGAAGGAGTCCATTGGTTATATATTACAACAGGTTGTGTATTTAAGTTTGTTTATTGATATCGAACGCGATAAGCAACCCAACCCAAGCACCAGAGCCATCAATGACCCCCCTCGGGAACGAAATCATAGGCCACTAATGGGTTTCCCACCCATTTCCGGACATCGATATACGAGAGCATATATGGTAAGGATAAAACGGCAACATTTCAAAAAAGTGAACAACAGTCACAACAACGGGAACATAGTGGAATGAAGAGTATGCGTCGCAAAAAAAAGGACGGCAACCACCGCCGTTGGGGGGCGGAACCCCCCGAAAAAAAAGGGATATAATCCCCCGAATCCACATTTTTTGTCTCGCGGCAGGTATGGCGGTGATGATGTTTTCAGTGAGCGTAGGTAGGTCCTTCAGTGATCGCTGTGAAACAGGAGTAGCACATCAGCACAGTGTCGTCGTCATTTGCGTTGCCAGTGATGATGAAATCGGCTTCATCATCAAGGCCGCACTGGCATTCGCAGCAAAGTCCGAAACGGTGCTCGCTCCATTTCATCGTCAGAGCCGCAACTTCATCACAAGCAGCATCGTAGGAGTCTTCGTTGTCGTTGTCACAGGGGAAAACACTCTGTGCGGTCTGGGTCCAGTAGTCAGTGTTGGCAGTAGTAGTCAGGTTCATCGTAGTAGTCATTGTCTGTGTGTCTTTGTGTCTGGTGGTAGCTGTCATCCGCCGAATATCAGAAAAAGCATTTCAATTTTATTCAAATCACATACAATCCACATCGATCAGGAAAAAAAATGAACACGGGTCACAGGTCACATTTACTCCATTTCCTGGATGACCTGTCCTGGATGACCCTCCCCGCTTACCAATGCTGGGGGGTCATCCAGCCGATGGTTGAAACGTGTCAAAAAAAACATACACCGCTTGTATTTTGTTTTTGTTTTTGTTTTTGTTTTTGTTTTTGTTTAGGTCACCAGCCACACACATTCACATTCACATACTCAAACGCTGAGCATAGAGATCCACACTCAGCTCAAACTCCCACTTGGAGATCAAGGCACAAATCGACGGAGGATTGGCTTCATTCTTCCGCACACCCATAGCCTTACGCGCACCAGCAATGGCTTTCTCAATCGCTTCGCGTCCTTTCTTCGCCGCCTCATCCCACGCGGCTTGGTCGCTAGCACGCTTCTCAGCAGCAGCAGCTTTGCCGGCAGCACGAGCCAACACGGCGGAAGCTTTCTTCTCACGCTTTTCAACACGAGCTTTAAGCGCCGCAAGGCATTGTTCGTTCTTTTTTTCAGTGTTGAATGGAACCGCAGCAGGGCTCACAAAGCCAGGCCGCTTCTCAAGAAGCTGTTCTTCGGCACGAGCAAACTCGTTGATCGTATCGGACAAAATGCCGTTTTGTCTCGCAAGTTTCAGGATGTGAAGCATCTTCATCGTAGGCACGCCGGGAGAAGGGAAGTCAAACCGAGCAGCCCAGTCATCAACCATCTTTCGGAATTGAACACGATTGTTCACCGCATAGTGCTCAATTCGGATGTCCCAGTTCAACTCACGCTGCGCAGCCTTCTCTTCTTCACTCATACCTTGTCTTTTCATTTCAGTTTCGCTGCGGTACTCTTCGTTCTTGTAATAGGCCATTGTCGTCTGATGTCGTCTGATGTTCAACGATCTTAAGAAAAAGCATTTCAATTTTTTTTGGATGCGTGTCGCCACCACCACCCCCCACCGGTGCCACCACCCGCCGCCGCCTGGGGGGGGTCATCCACACCTCAGGGTCACCCAAAGCACACCTCAGGGTCACCCAAAGCACACCTCAGGGTCACCCAAGCACACCTCAGGGTCACCCAAGCACACCTCAGGGTCACCCACGCACACCTCAGGGTCACCCAAGCACACCTCAGGGTCACCCAAGCACACCTCAGGGTCACCCAGCGGCCACCCCCACCAGCGGTACTATTTAAACCACCCCCCGGACAATCTAACCACTCAGTGTTCAATCAGACAGACAATGACATCATCATCAACTCCCTCCGCCACCACAATCGCCATCGAACAACGATGGCAACTCCTCTCTGACTTCGTTCAGACCGTTTGTGCCGGAAGAAGCCACACTCACGGTCACGCACATATGAAGGCAGTCGCGGAAAGGTCATCATTCCTCATCCAACAAGATTACACCGACCGCCGACATTTCCGCAACCTCATTCAAGACGCAACCACAGCAGCTTGGCTCCACGACGTCGCTGATCACAAATACGATCACGACGGTACACTCGAACAGAAACTCGACACGTTCGGCACAGCAAACATCCCCAACTACACCAACATCAAACAAGTCATCAAATACGTCTCATACAGCACTGAACAAAAAGCAATCGCATCAGGCACGCCGCTCGACTTCCCAGCCATTCTTGGAGATTACTACTCCTTAGTCAGAGATATCGTCTCAGACGCAGACAAACTTGAATCCATAGGCATCAAAGGAATGGAACGCTCATTCACTTACAACACAGACACAAATCCAACTTTCACGCGCGCACAAGTCATCGCGGAAGTCCGCAAAATTTATGACGAAAAACTAGTCAAACTCGCAACACATTTCATCAAAACACCAACAGCACGAGCATTCGCAAAGATAGCACACAAAGAAATGGAAGAATGGCTCAACGAAAACACACCCAAATGAAAAATCAACACTACTTTTTGCTTTCAGATTCAATAAACAATATAGTGAAAAGTGGAAGAGGATATTGAATCCGGATGTTGGAATGCTAATTTCCCGCTACAATTTACACACTCATTTGTCGTTATGTCACTCATTCCCGGTTAGCTATTACGAAAGCATTAACACCGATGTGTCTGGGCGGGTGGGTTGGGTGACCAGGGGGGGGGGTGCGAGGGGTCACAGGGCAAAATTGCCGGGGGCACACACAGGGCAAGGCATAGGGCAAGGCATAGGGCAAGGCACATCTAACCCAGGCAAATCAAGCGCCGATTCTCCCCGCCACCACCAGACATTATTATTATATACCAGAATACAATAATAATAAAGCACACCACATCTCACAAAAACGCCATCTGTTTCAATGAGCCCGCACCCGCACCGCCCGCATCACCCCCCACATCACCGCCGCGTCCGCGTCCACCGACAACAAACGGATACACATTCAAATCATAATCACCACGCCACCGCATATTCGGAAAATCCAAACCAGCCACAGGCAACGGTGTCGTATTAAATCCAGGCACCGCTCCATCACCCCAACACGACTTCGAAATACACGTCAACTCAATCACATCCGGAATTCTATCCGACACGTGTGAATGATTATTTCCGTGAGCGTGAACAATATAATGAGTCTCGGCCAACTTCGCCAAACACCGAACCTTATTATCATAGGAACATCCCCAACCATCACCAGTAATGCCGTGAAACTCAATAACAAGCTGTTTAATCTTCCGCAAATCATCCAGACTCATTCTCAAGAGCCACGGATACTCACCACCCTCAATATCCATCTTCATAAACACCCGCGAATAATTATTCAACACAAACAGTAAATTCGTCTCCGAATCAGAATCCACCTCACCGCCACCGATATTCTTCTTAAAGAACGTAATCTTATCGGTATATTCAACGGGATATGCCTGAATCGTTCCATCAAATGCGAAACAGTTGGCCTCGGACAAGTGACACACACTACCATAACGAGCAATAAAGTCGCGAGTAAAACTCTCCTCGGTAGACACACCGGCAGAAATATAACAATCATATTCAGGCTCGACGCTGCCGACACCACCACCACCACCAACGCCACCACCAACGCCACCACCCACACCACCACCCACACCACCACCCACACCCACCCCGTCGTTCGGGGGCGGAACCCCGACGACATAACCACCATCAGCAGGAACACCTAATCTAAACTTATTAGAAACATCCAACTGATAGACACGCAACAACTCAATCATATTCATCTCGGCAGAATCAATAACGATGATATTATACAGATATTATACAGATATTATACAGTAATAAATCGAACATCAAACGCTAAATATAATCTCTCGACATAACCAATCAATCTCTCGAACATAACCAATCAATCTCTCGACATATCCAATCAATCTCTCAACATATCCGCCGTAAGACTTGACTGGCGAAGCGTGAACGAGTGAAGTTGCGGAATGCGAGATTGCGAAGCAACGAGCAAGGAGCGACGCAACGAGTGAACATAAGTAAAAATATACGGCGGATGTTATATATACTCCCAATCTCTCGACATATCCAATCAATCTCTCGACATATCCAATCAATCTCTCGACATATCCAATCAATCTCTCGACACATCCGCCGTCAATTCCTACCTACGGTCAAGTCTTACGGCGGGGCGAAGCCCCCTTTGGTCTATAGAGCGTAGCTCCCGCCGTTGGGGGGCGGTACCCCCACATATCCGCCGTCAATTCCTACCTATGTTCATTCGTTACGTTGCTCCTTGCTCGTTGCTTCGCAATCTCGCATTCCGCAACTTCTCTCGTTCACGCTTCGCCAGTCAAGTATTACGGCGGGGCGAAGCCCCCTCCTAGTCCATCGAACGAAGTTCCGCCGTTGGGGGGCGGTACCCCCCTATCGAACGAAGTTCCGTCGTCTCGTGGCGGACCCCCCCCTTAGAGCCGCCTCGGCGGCGGAACACCCCAAGGCGAAACAGCAAACAAGAACAACATCAACAAACCACAAACAGTAATCATCATCAACATACAATTCGAAAAACTCACATCAGCATCAGATCCAAGCAACTCACGTCGACGACGACGAATCATCACATTCGAATCACGATCATCGCTTTCGTCATCAGACAAGTACCCGATATATCCGGCATCATCCTTGATGGGAAATGAAGACTTGGGTGATGACGACCTCCTCCTCATCCCCGAATCCTCCTCACTCACCATAACTTCATTTGCTGGCACTCGTTTGGATCCGCACCCGCCGCCGTATCGGGGCGGAAGCCCCTCCATAAATGCGGGACGACGACCACCACCACCACCACCCGCACGTCCGCCCACCAATTGCGATCCGTCGTCTCGTGACGGAACCCCCGCCAATCGAGCGTAGCTCCCGCCGATGGGGGGCGGAACCCCCCCACCACCACTACCCGCACATCCGCCCGTCAACCGAGCGTAGCTCCCGTCGTTGGGGGGCGGAACCCCCCGCATACATACACCTCTTCCCATTTAATATCAATACACCGAGAGATTCTACCAACCGGATCAAAAGAAACAAATCATTTCAATTTTTTTATTGTTTTCCTACGAACCATTCCACGCATTGTCTTCTTCATTTTCCCGTACTTCCCCCGATGTTTTGATATACGCCGACTCTTTTTACCAACCATTAATTTCTTAATCTTACGAGATTTACGTTTGATTTTATTAACAATTACATTTCTTAATTGTTTATTACGTCCACCGCCCCTAAACCAGGACGACACCAACCCCCCCACGCCTGACAATGTAGCCTCTAAGCCAGCCTTTAAACCATCCTTTAAAGCCTCATATATCCTATTAGTAGCCTGAGTAGATTCAAGTTTATTATCGCGAATAACTTTGGCGGTAGCAGCAGCGGTGGCAGCAGCAGTTCGAGCAGCATCAGCAGCTTTTTTTTGAGCAGCTGTCGCTCGAGCAGCGTTCGCTTGAGCGACAGCAAAAGCATCAGCAGTTCGAGCAGCATCTTGAGCAGCAGTTCGAGCAGCATCAGCAGTTCGAGCAGCATCTTGAGTAGCAGTTCGAGCATCAGCAGCAGTTCGAGCAGCATCTTGAGCAGCAGTTCGAGCAGCATCAGCAGCAGCAGCAGCATCTTGAGCAGCAGTTCGAGCAGCATCAGCAGCATCTTGAGCAGAAGCAGTTCGAGCAGCATCAGCAGCGTTTTTTGCCCTCTTACCATCATCTGTTTTAACTGATTGAGAATTCTGTGTTTCATCGCGCTCAGCATCAGCTTTACGCTGATCAGTATCAGCTTTATGCTTAGCAGCATACATAGCAGCCTGATCAGTATCAGCTTTATGCTTAGCAGCATACATAGCAGCCTGATCAGTATCAGCTTTATGCTGATCAGCATCAGCTTTATGTTTAGCAGCAACAGCAGCAGCCTGATCAGCATCAGCTTTATGTTTAGCAGCAGCAGCAGCAGCCTGATCAGCATCAGCTTTATGTTTAGCAGCATCAGCAGCAGCCTGATCAGCCTTCTGAGCTTCAGCCGTGGCCTTATTAAAAGCAACAACACGAGCTTTAATAGAACCATCGGGTGGAACTTCTATCTTTTTTATAAAATCATCAATAGCGCTCCCAGAAATTTTGCCAATACCAAGCTTGATAAAATATATATAAGCAGCAGCAGCAGCAGCAGCAGGATCGTTATGATCTATATCAGTGGTTTCAACCAACATATTATAATCATAAACTTTTTTATCCTCATTCTCAGCAGCAAACTGCCTTTCATCTTTTTCAATATCACTATCACCATCACCCGGTAGAACTCTACTATAAGCAGCCGCAACAACATCAGCAGCAGCGATAGCCAGATTTGCCATTGTAAACGCAAGATCGAGAAGACGCACCATTTCTTCTTCATTAAGAGCAGCAGCAGGAGCACCACCACCACCAGCAAGAGCAGCAGGATCAAACTTATCATAATTATTAATTGCTTGTTTGATCGAGTCAAACCCAGCATCCGTATAATTATCCACTTTATATTTAAGGAATCCTCTACTAGGTTCAACTTTAAGCATCACTGGCATATTATGTTTATTGCTAAGAGCAATTCCGACTTTCTTACAAGCGACAATAATAGCTGTAAGAGTCAATCTTTGTTTAGTATTTAAAACATTTACAGGTACAGGTACAGGTAGACTCATTAATTTAGCTTCAAACTTAGTACTATATTCGCCCATATTGCCGGAATCTGCCCCCGTAGACCCAGCAACAGCACCAAAACTGTCTATATCACCACCTTGGGCGTGTCCTAATGCGAGACACGTGTAATCGAATGTATCTAAGCTAAGTGTAGGTACACCGTCAAACAAAACTGCGTCCATTTTACACACACAAAATATTTTGCTAGTTTGGCACCCTTTAAATTTTACTTTACCGGTTTCATCTATTTTCACTGGCACATCCGTCATTGGATTTGATTGTGGATTCAGATAACATTTTACGCTGACGTCACCAGGACCATCACTAGCAGCAGCAGCAGCAGCAGTTCCACCAGATATATTTTCTTGGAATAAATCTGTCCTAAAACGTATAATCCCAAACGCATATTTGCTTTGCGGATCATCATTCGGTACTTTTAGTAAAGCACCAATAATGGGAGAACAAGCCACATTATGAATTATACAACGTCCATTTAAAAACATCTCCTGTAATGTTGGTGTAGAATCAGGTGTAAGTATAGTTGAATCAAAAAACGCAGGAAACACAGTATCCAAAAAACCACCTGGCATTGAAAACGCATCTAAAAAACATTTATCAGGAAAACACACATTACTGCCAATCTTATATGCTACTGCGCGCTTATCTAAAACTGCTATTATGGTTTGTTCATAAAATTTTGTTTCTTTTTTTATAATTAGTTTCAACCGTACATAACTTGTAAAGGTGAACATTTTCGTATATTCAGTTAGTTCTTCAAGAGTTAGTACGTCAGCAGTATCAACGTCCCTCAAATACGTCGGAAACAATCCCATCAACTGGGGGTTGCGGGAAAATATGCGGTCTATATCTTTTTGTTTAGTAGAAAGTCCATCTATATCATCCCGTGATATAGAAGAAAACCCATCAACAATTGCGAATTTCTTGCCAGCAGTCGGTTTTAAAAATATAGATTTTGATTTTCTAATCATAGCGTTTACTATAGCAACAAGATCATTCTTTAACCACTCTGCTAGGTTCTTTTTATCTGTCTCATCCAGAAGTTTAAACTCAGGAAAATTGAAATCCCTGTCTGGGTTATTAACATTTAATTTACTGATTGTGTCTATTATTTTGCCTAACTGATCATCAGTTATTTGTGTATGAATATCCTGAATCAACTTTAAAATTTCATCAATTTCCAACATTTCATTACATAAAAGGATCAAGTGCGTGATTACCGACTGGATAGTTGCCAGTGCCGATCCACCGATATAGCCAGATGTTTCTGTTGTTTTATCTGGAAAGTGTTTAAGTGGAGCAGTGGGTATCTCAAAGTTACAATTATGCTCCGCATTTGCCACAGTTTCCTCCGCCTTTGCTATCGTATCATTTGCCATCCACTGCGCGTGCGCCTCTGTTAACCCCCCATTTTCACGCATAAAACGGCGCTTCATATTTTCACGACCCTCCTCAATCATGGCTTCAGCTTCAACTATTAGCGCTTCCGCCGCCTTACTCTCGGCATCGGCATCGGCTTTTTCATTGCGCCTTCTTTCAAATTTTGTCCCACTACCAAATACAGCACCGTGAAAACCCTTTATTAAAACCGCTGTGACCGTATTAACATCTTCAACCTTCACATCCCTCTCATCCCTCTCAATAAGTTCTGACTTATGTAAACAAATCCAACAATCTTTGAAATGGTCTTTGATACCTTGAGTATTAAATAATCTCCCAAATCCATGAGGAAGGTTTGGATCAGGAACTTGTTCTAGCATATGTTCTAAATATACACCACCATCAGCAGCACCACCATCAGCAGCACCACCACCATCAGCAGCCTCCATAATCACAAATTTATCTGTTCTATTACAATATCTTCACAAATTAAAAATGATCACAAAAAATTGAAAGTAATTTCAAAAACATATCTAATTAGCACAGTCACCAACATCAACAATGCCCACCAAGAAATCATCCTCCACCAATAAGGCCAAGAAGCCATCCGCCGCAGCAACAGCAATGGCCGCTCAAGCCGCACAATCCGCCCTTGTCCGCGCCGCAGTCCCGCAATGGTTCCGCCTAGATCCAGACCAAGTCCAAGGCAACGCCGGCGGTTTCGTCTGGCAAATCAGCGACCAAGAACAAGTCCTCCGTTACCTCATTATCGGCAGTGAAGGCGGCAACTACTACCAGACCCCGCAGCAAGTCAGCTCACAATGTGCCTCCTGCGTCCTGCGAATGACCCGCACCCCCGCCAATTTCAAATGGCTCGTCGAGACCATCCGTCAGGTAAGTATCGAAGGTCGCGCAGCCAAACAAGAATCAACACTCCTCGCACTCGCCACCGCCATCGTGTTCGCACCCACCCCCGCAGCCAAGACCGAAGCACTCGACGCTGTCAAGGACTGTGTTCGCATCCTGACGCATATGTATATGCTGATCGGGTATATCAAGATCTTCTCCAAGGCAGGCCATCCTACCCTGTCGGCCCCCGCATCCGCATCCGCATCCGCATCCGCCGTCGTAGGCTCGGGCCTCGGTCGTGGCATCCGCCGCGTCTTTGGCGAATACTTCTACTCACGCACCGGAATCGAAATCGCGAACCTGATGACCAAATACCAAAACCGTGAAGGCTGGACCATCAAGGATGTTCTGACGCTGATCCACATCGACCCCAAGAAAATGAAAGACGACGGAGGCCGACTCGCCATAGAGTGGGTTTTCAAGACCAAAGAGGAATTCGCCGAAATCCTGAAAGCCAAGAACGCCCAAAATCCGTCGTTGGGGGGCGGAACCCCCGTCAAAACACTCTTCGACGCCATCAAGGAAATCCACACCATCGCAGAGCGACCACTCCAACCAGCCACCAACCCATCCCTTACCAATCTGTCCAACTACCAATACTCTGAAGAACTGGATCGAATCGTCCAACTCATCAACACAGCGGGCCTCTGCCGCGAACAGCTCCCATCCCAACTCTTCAAATACCGTAAAATCTGGGAAGCACTCCTGCTGAGCAAAGGTGCCAACGGCAAAGGCAAGGGAATGCCCCTGACAGCCCTCATCCGCAATCTGGGCAAACTCAGCACCGCCGAAATCGGAATCATCGACCAAGCATACAACCCTGGCCGAACCCCCTCCGCCACCTTCGCCGCCGCCAATACGCAATGGGGCGGCATCCATCCCACCGAATACATCATCCGTCGCCTCACCAACGCACACGACATCAAATACTCTAGGGTTCATCCTTACAACATCCTTGTCGCAATGATGACATACAAGAAAGGTAGCGGCGACAAGGGTAGCCTCAACTGGATTCCCAACGTCCACATCATCAACGCACTGGATCAGGCATTCAAGCTCGCATTTCAGAACGTGACCCCCACAGGCAAACGAATCAAAATCGCACTGGATGTAAGCGGAAGTATGTCGTCCGCATTCTGTACAGGATCGCCAATCGTGAATTGTGCCACAGCTTCCGTCGCAATGATGATGATGACCCTCTGGGTGGAGCGGGGGGTAGTACCGCCCCCATCCTCCCAGTCCCAGTGGTGGACGACCACACAACTTCCAGACGGCCGCACGCTATACGAGAACACCAAGACCAAGCAATGCCAATTCACACCCCCCACACCACCCGCACCCGCACCCGCCACCGCCACCGCCGTAGGGGGGCGGACACCCCCACGGATACCCCTAGAAGACTACAAGAAAACAAAGCAATACCTCGGGATACCAATCAACCCCGCAGCAGAAGCACCGAAATCCGCCACCACCGGATACTATACCTACACCCCCCAGCCACAGCACCACTATCTCCCAGAACTCTACCCACCCCCCGCCACACCCACCAACGTCACAATCTGTGCCTTCTCCAACACCATCATCGACCTCACCAACGCCATCGTCGGTTATATGGACGCAACCATCGACCCCGCCACTGGCCTCCCCACAATGACAATCGCCGACGCACTGAAACTCGTGGATATGCCATTCTCATCAACGGATTGTGCTCTGCCAATGATCCAAGCACTCAAAAACAATGAACAGGTCGACGCATTCGTGATTTACACGGACAGCGAAACATATATGGGCACAATCCACCCGCAAGCCGCACTGGAGGAATACCGCAAAGCCACAGGAATCGACGCCAAACTCATCGTAGTTGGAATGACGTCAAACTGCCTGACAATCGCCGACCCCAAGGACTTGAACACACTCAATCTGGCGGGGTTTGATACAGCGACACCGAGGATCATCAGTGACTTTACCGGGGGGTTCCGCCCCCCAACGGCGGAAGCTACGCTCCATAAACCAGTAGTGGGGGGTGAACCCCCCAACAGCAGCGGAGAAGAAGACCAAGACGAGTTCGTGATGTTAAACCCGGAGGACTAACAAAAAAAACGACGCGGGCGCCCCCGCCGTAAGAATAGACCGTAGGTAAGAATTGACGGCAGACTGCTCCCCCCCAGGAAATAATTGAACTAATTTTTCATCAATCATCAAGCATCATCAAGCATCATCAAGCATCATCAAGCATCTCAATAATGTCAGCAAGACACCAAACTCAAAAACCAAACCCCACTTCCGGTGGAGTTGTGACCGCCTGTACACGCTTCAACAACAAGACCTGGCAAGAATACCAAGACTGGAAAGCCAAGAACCAACAAGCCTACGAACAAATCTACCATCGACCCCTGAAATGTATCTATGGGTCTCCGAGAGAATTGTCGCACACCAAAATGCCACCACACGCCAAAATTCTCGTCATTGAAATGAATAATGACGAGAACCAAATCAAAGGTATTGGAGTAATACAAAACAAGACGGCAAGTGAAGTATATCGAACACCACCAAGACCATCATCAGTCACCTCCGTCCCAGACCTCCCACTCTCCGTCCCAGACCTCCCACAACCACCACCAAGAATTGTATTCAATCATCTATTCAGCGACCGTAACTATACACGATACATCTACATCGGAAACGAATACTACGCCACAAAAGAAGAACTCGAACGCAACCACACAGCCGACGCACAATATATCAACGAACAACTAGCAACGCTTGTTACTCCGACTCATCCACCCCAACAAACATTATTCCAATCTCTCGAGAGATTATTATTCAAGGGAGCGAAGCATATGAAACGAGGGACGGGAATCACTTTGCTCAGTTGCTTCATCGCTCCGTTTCTCGGTTGCGGAGCAACCTCGCAACTCCGCGATTCCGCAACTTCGCGCTAACGCCGCTCCATCATCACCGCCGTAAGACTTGACCGTAGGTAAAAATTGACGGCAGATTTATCTAAGTGCGTGAAATATGAATCCGCCGTCAATTTTTACCTACGGTCAAGTCTTACGGCAGTGCGTGAAATATGAATCCGCCGTAATACTTGAGCGGCGAAGCAGCGAGGCGTAGAGTTGCGGAATCGCGGAGCGACGGAGCGACGGAGCACCGAGCGACCGATCGATAAAATTGAAATACTTTATTCGTATGTGATAACACGAACGAGGAACTCATCAAACAACGCAACGCATCAATGCCATCAACTCAAGGACGTGTCGCCCTCTTCCAAAAAAGCACACGTAAGAATCAAGCGTTCGAGAGATTTCTCTCCAACGGTCAAGAAGCCGCACTTTTGGACGCAACAACCAGTAAGTACATTCCTCTATCTTATTTCGTAACACCTGCAGATTCCGCCGCCTCCGCCTCCGAACCCGCGTCCGCGTCTACCCGCCGATCATCAAGACATTCGCACGGTCTCGCCGACAAAATGCCCTACGAATCATTCCGCCTGATCAACCTACAATCGAGAGGCAGTCACGCACATTCTCTCGTCCTCTTCAAAAGCCGCGCAATCACCACCAACCCCGAACACATCGCAATTTTCGAATGTAACGGGCAATACACGCAAAGCGAGATCCGGGTAATACACACCTACCACCCCGACGCTGACGCCGATGACGAGCCTGGAACCGTCTACGACGTGACCCAAAACTACTTCTCCCCAATCTCACCGAAGGTTTGTATGAACTACGGCAACGATACATACAACCCAGGATACTGCGGAATCTTCGGAATCATCGCAATGGTCTTCAGGGGGGGGATGCGCCCCCCAACGACGCCAGCTGCGCTCTATAAACCAGTGGGGGTAGCGCCCCCCAACGGCGGCGGGATTGGATGTGGGGGACCAGTAGGGGAGGCAACGACGACGACGGAGGAGTCGGAGATCTGGCTCCAGAAATGGAAACAACTCCTGAAGTATATGCGTCAGGATATCCCCAACGAACCAGAGTCACACGGATGTATGGGCACGAATCTCGCAGCCCGAGTCCAAGAAATCATCGCATCACACCCAAGCACAGTCACAGGACACCAGCACGCTGAAGAGGAAATCCTCCGCGAAATCACACGAGCACTAACACAAGCACCAAATAAATAAAAAATACAAATAAAAATGTAAATAAAAAGGATAGGACACACAGTCCTTTTTATTTTATTTGTTTCGTTTCGTTTCATTTCGTTTCGTTTCGTTTATGTTCTATATTTATTGTAGAGTCTCACATTCGACTCCGTCTCCCACTGCTCGATCAAACGCCTCAACGCAGCCGGGTTATCCTCGTTCTTGCGGATCCCCATCGCCTTCCTAGTCCGGGCAATCTTCGCCAATATTTCCTCACGATCCTTACGCCTATCCTCTTCAAAGTCCTCCGCCTTCTTCTCGCGAGCCTCCGCAGCCGCAATCTTACCTTTCGCCCGAGCATCCGCAGCAGCCGCCTTCTTCTGACGCTTCAACGCCGCCGCAGCACGAGCCGCAGCCAAACGATCCACTCCAGCTGAAGCCACAGCAGCATCTGCCTTCTTCAATTCAGCAACCTCCACCAACGCCTCCTTCGCAACTTCTTTCACTTTCTTCACGGACGATTTCATAGTACTGGACATTTGACGCTGTGATTTGCCTACATCGCGTAAAAGCATTTCAATTTTTTCGCAAACACCTGATTTCGCATTTCTTCTGGTACCACGAGGGCAACGCTTCTTCGCGGTATATCCGCTATATTTAACGCAGTCACCAGCCTTATTACGACGAGACCCACGAGGGCAACGAGACCGACGAGCACCACCGGTCTGCGGCGCCGCAGGAGCAGCCGCCGAGGCACCAGACGCACCACTAGACGCACCACTAGACGCACCAGCACCTAACCCCACCGCAGACATAATATTTTTCACTATATCAGCCATATTATTACTAAATACGTATATATAATACATATAAATTATATCGGTCGCTCGGTCCTCCGTCGCTCCGTTCATTGACTCACTCGCTACGCTCGTTCATCAACTCACTCCGCAACTCCGTCCCTCGCTGCTTCGCCGCTCGAGTCTTACGGCGGGGGCGCCGGGGGTCGTGTTTTGTGGGGGCTTGCCCCCCTGGTTTATAGAGCGGAGCTACCGCCGTTGGGGGGCGGACCCCCCCTGGTTTATAGAGCGGAGCTACCGCCGTTGGGGGGCGGAACCCCCCTGGTTTATCGAACGAAGTTCCGCCGTTGGGGGGCGGTACCCCCCGAGTTCCCGCCGTTGGGGGGCGGTACCCCCCTGGTTTATAGAGCGGAGCTACCGCCGTTGGGGGGTGG